AATGGAAAGTTGGAATAGATAAACACGCTTGCCCAATAGCAACCGAAACAACAATTCACACAACAAGAGAACACAAATTTTATGAAGGACAAACAGTAGCCATTTCAGGTGTTGAAGCACACGTAAACGGCAACAAAACAATTTCAGAAATAGTAGACCCATACACTTTTAAGATAACAAACGCAGCTGTACCAGTTCACAAAGAATTTTATAACATAATTCCTAATGGTATTGCAGCCGAAAACGACCTTTCACAATACGACGGCGTAGCAGCTGTAGAAGAAGCTGTGCTACAAATTGCTGTAGACGTATTCCAATCAAGACTAGCTGCAGGTGGCACACAACAAGCCCTTGATTACACACCAGCCCCATACAGAATGGGTAGAACCCTTTTGTACAAAGTTACAGGTTTAATAAGTAAATATATTGACTCTAATAGTCAAGTAGGTTAACTATGCCTTTAAGTACGCTACGTTCAGGTCTTAAAACAGCAATAACAGATAACACAAAATATTCTGCATACGACCACGTACCAGATATTATAATTCCACCAGCAGCTCTTATTTTAGCTGGTGACCCATACCTTGAACCAATTGCTATTGGTAATTCAAAGAATTGGTACGTAAGACTAACTCTTGAAATAGTCAGCACTACGTATTCAAACCCAAGCGCATTAACAAACTTGGAAGATGATATAGAAACAATCTTGGCACTTATACCGACTAATTGGGTTATACTGTCAGTATCTAGTCCGAGAATTAGGCAGACAAATAGCACAGATTTGCTATCTGCTGAAATCCAACTACAAACAGCCTACACAGGCTAGGAAAGGCAACAATGGCAACAACTATTTTAAGTGGTCGTCAATTAACTTTGAGTGTTAACGGAAATAGCTACTCAGAGCAGATTACTTCTTCTGCTATCAACTTTGATACAGAAAGATTAACTTTTGACACCCTCGCAGGCAAAGCATATAAATACATTGACTCAAACGTTACACTTGATATTGAGTTTTTGAACGACGCAGGCGCATCACCAAACAGCTTGTACAAAGTATTATGGGACGGAACTGAAACAGCCCCAGATACTACAATTGCTTTTATTATGACATTAAGAACTGGTGTAACATTAACTGGTTACGTATTGCCACAATATCCAAGCGTTACAGCTTCAGGTGGAGACGTACAAACTTGTTCAGTATCATTACAAGTTGTAGGTATACCAACCGAAGACCTAACAGCATAACAACAACAAACAGAACAGGGGCACACAAATGCTTAAACTTAAATTATTATGGGAATTAGAAACAGGTGAGAAGTTTGAAGAATGGACAAGACCAATCGAACTATCACTTGCAGAAAAAGAACTATATTTAGGCAAGTCAATTGTTAAAATACTTATTGAAGAAAGCACACCAAGTAACACACTTCTTCTATTCTTGGCTCACAAGATTCAACAACGTGTTACCAAAAAAGTCGAGAACTTTGACACCTGGAAAAGCAAAGTCACCGATATTACAGCTTCTGATTTTGAGACAGCAAATTTTACCAAGCCCGAAGCGTCGGGCGAGTAGCAGTCGAACTAGCAATAGCAACTGGGATAACACCGGACTATTGGCTCAATGCCGAACCCGAAATATGGGCAACGGCTATAGACATATTGAACGAGCAAGCTAATGGCTAAAGCAATTCAATTAGTTAAAGTTGACAAAGATTACCGAGGTTTACTTCGCGCTTTTAGTAAGATGGATGATATTGCTAAGAATGATATGAAAAAGATTGCTAGCGCGTTGGCTGAAAGAGGTGCTAATTATGCTAAAGGTGCAGCTAGTAGTGCCCCTTATAATGTTAAACAAGCACAAGCCGTTGCTGACTCGATTAAAATATCTAAGTCTGATAAAGCACCAAGTTTTAGTATTGGTGGTAATCGTAAAGTTGGCTCTAGTGCTTTTAGTGCTGGGTATGTGATAATGGGTAATGAATTCGGGTCAAAGCAATACAAACAGTTCCCTAGACGCTCTGGCAAGGGTGGTAAAGAGGGTTGGTGGTTGTATCGTGCTATGTCAAGATTTCAACCTACAATTGCTCAGGAATGGCTTAAAGGTTATGAAAAAATTAGAGACGCTTGGAAAGCAGGTTTATAATGGCTGACATTAGGACACTTAAACTAGCGTTACTTGCTGACACTAAACAATTCATAGACGGACTAGATAAAGCCGATAAAGAAACAAAAAGTTTTAGCAGTAAATTAGGTAGCGCACTTAAAACTGGTGCTTTGGCTTTTGCAGCTCTTGGTGCTGCTGCTGGTGCTGCTGCAATTAAAATTGGTGTAGATGCTGTTAAAGCAGCCATTGAAGATGAGAAAGCCCAAATATCTTTAGCACAAACACTTAAGAACGTAACTAAGGCTACAGACGCTCAAGTTAAAGCCACAGAAGATTATATTGACAAAACAGCACGCGCTACAGGTATAGCAGATGACCAATTACGCCCAAGCCTTGACAGACTTGTTAGGTCAACACAAGACGTTACCAAAGCACAAAAACTACAACAACTTGCATTAGATATTGCTGCAGGTACAGGTAAAGATTTAGCAACAGTTACCGAAGCCCTTGGTAAAGCCTATGACGGCAACCTGGGCGCATTAAAACGTATTGGCGTGCCTCTTGATGAAAACATTGTAAAGACTAAAGATTTTGATGCAGCCGTTATTGCTTTATCTGAAACCTTTGAGGGACAAGCTGATGCAGCAGCTAATACTTTTGCTGGTCGTCTTGCAAGATTCAAAGTAGCAATAGATGAAGCCAAAGAAAGTTTAGGTCAAGCACTCTTACCTTTACTTGAACGCTTTGCAAAGTTTGCAACAGATGTACTTGCACCTGCATTACAAGGAATTATTGACGGCTTGACAGGTAAAAAGAAATCTGTTGTTCCGTCTCTTGGAATGTTTGCAGAAGCAACCAATGAGGGTGAAGAAGCAGGTTATAACCTTGGTGTTGCTTTGCGTGAACTTGGTTCAGGACTTGGTTCATTAGCAGGAGCATTTGATAGTAATACCTCAAGTGATTCAGGCTTTGTAAGATTCATTAACTTACTTACACGTATGGTTGAGGGCTTAGATTCTTTGTTTGCCAAACTTGATGCAGCTGTTCAAAAGTTTAGAGACTTTAAGACAGCATTCGATAATTCACTTGTAGGACAGTTTGCAAATGCTACAGGACAATTTGCCCCAGATGCCCCACTATCAGGCAAAGTACAAGGCTTAGTAGGAATCAACACACAAAAGCCAACAATAATTGTTAACAACAACATTAAAACAGCTGTAGACCCACAAGCCACAGCTAGAGCAATAACAAAAGTAACAAACACAGCAACTAAAACAACAGGTATAAAACCTTTCAACTTCGGCTTTAGATAAACCTATGACAGTTTATACACCAACTTATCGGGTCACTATTGCAGGTGTTGTACAAACAGACGACATACTTTCAGGTGGCACAATTACCTATGGTCGTAATGATTTTTTTGAAGCAACCCAGCCAAGTTATTGCAACATAGAACTATTAAACAAAGATGGCGCAAGCCCAGTAGTTGAACTATTAGACGTTGTAATTATTGAGGTTACAAATTCAGCAGGTGCTTTTGTTAAATTGTTTACAGGTGAAGTTTCAGGTGTTTACAACAGATTAGAAGCTGCTGGGGCAGGTGGTAAACCTAACACTTTACAAATTCAAGCAATAGGTGCACTTGGTTTACTTGTTAAACGTACTGCTGGTGCTGTGAGTTATCCAGAGGAATTAGACGGCGCACGCATTGAACGTATTCTTCAAGAGACTTTGTTTATTGCTTGGGAAGATTTAAGTAACACACAAACTTGGGACGATTTTACTACCGAGACTTGGGATGGTTACGGCATACAAGGCATAGACACAATTGACCCAGGTCGTTATGAAGTACTAGCTAGAACAGCTGAAATAGACCAAGCCTTTAATCTTACAGATGAAACCCAACAATCAGGCTTAGGATACTTATATGACACCACAGATTTTGAAATAGGTTACGCAGACGCAGAACGAAGAATAACTAATTATTCAGACAATCTAATAGAACTAGACGCAAACCTGGCTAATGCCGATATACAAACAAGATTACAAACAGCAGACATTGTTAACAGCGTTGTTATTTTGTATGACGACCCTGTTGCAGAAGAAGCAGCACAAAACGATACGTCAATAAATGATTATGGCTTGCTACAAGAAATTAGAGGCACAATACTAGCTCAACAAGCTGACGCACAAGAACAAGCCGTAAACTTTGTTAACTTTCGTGGAACACCTAGAACTTCACTCGAAGCCGTTTCAGTAAACCTAGCCAATGACGCTATGACCAATACTGTTAGAGATGACCTACTAGCTGTATCTATGGACACTTTGCTTTATGTGGACAATATCCCAATAGGGCTTATATCCTCAGGGTTCTTTGAAGGCTTTGTTGAAGGCTGGACTTGGTCATTAGGTAGACGAAACCTTGAACTTACTATGTCTGTATCTAACTCAATCTATAGTACACTGGATATTCAGTGGGAAGATTATCCAAGTTTAACCCAATGGCAGAACCTAGACAATACAACTATGTGGCTTGACGTTATTTAAGAAAAGGATAAACTAGAACAATGGCAACTACTACAACCAATTTTGGCTGGGACATTCCCCAAAGCACAGATTTAGTTAAAGACGGCGCTACAGCTATTGCAGCTTTAGGTCAAGACATAGATACAGCCTTTGTCGATTTCAAGGGTGGAACAACAGGTCAGGTATTAAAAAAGACTTCTAATACTGATTTAGACGTTGAATGGGGTACAGCCTCATCAGGTCTAACTTTAATAAATACAACTAGTTTTAGTGCAGTAAGTTCTCAATCTATCAATGATGTTTTTAGTGCAACATACGCTTCATATAAAATTATTACAAATATCACAACGAGTGTTGCTGCCCCTAGTTTGTATTTTCGGTTAAGAGTTAGTGGAACAGATACAACAAGTGGTTACAGAAGTCAATATCTTTTTGGTAACAATACTTCAATAGGTGGTTCAAGGGATTTAACAAATCAATGGACAACAAGTTATGTGGTTTCTAATAGACCAACTAATCCAACTTTCAATGTACATAATCCTTTTGCTACTAATACAACAACAGCAGAGGTTAATTATATAGAAGCCCCTATTGGCAACATAATTTCTTATCTAACTGTTTTTGGTATTGATAACACAACTTCTTATACAGGCTGCACGATTTATCCAAGTACTGGAACAATGACAGGTTCAATTTCCATACTAGGTCTAACCTCTTAAGGAGAAATAATGGCAACTGAAAAAATATTTATTGGTATAGATGACCAAATTATTGAATTAACTGGTGCAGATAAAGAAGCGTTTTTGGCAGATAGAGAAGAAAGCAATGCCCGAATTCTTACACTCGAAGCCGAGTATAAAGCCAAACAAGAAGCCAGAGAATCAGCAATTAAAAAACTTGGTGAAATAGCAGGATTAACAAAAGAAGAATTAAGTGCGATCCTTTAACCACAAACAACTATCTTTAGCTGCAATTGCTTTCTTAGCAGCTTGGCAAGCAACAGACTTCGCCCTTGATTACAGAGCTGTATTAGGTGCTGTTGTAGCTGCTTCAATGGGAGCTATGAACCCTAATGCCAAAACCAAGATTAAGTAAAGCAGCTGAGCAATTACGCTCTGAAATAAATACCAAGTATCCTAAGCGTGATAAACGCTCGGACGGCTGGGTAGGCGACACTTCACACAAAAGACGTAAGTCAGACCATAACCCAGATAACAATGGGTGGGTTCGTGCTATAGATATTGACTCAGATTTATTAAAAGGCTCAAGCAAAGAATCTTGGCTACTAGCTGAGACCATTAAAAGCCTAGCAGTCAAGGGCGACAAAAGGATTAGTTACATTATCCACTTAAACCGAATCTGCTCACCACGTCAAAAATGGGCTTGGCGTGTCTATAAAGGGTCTAACCCTCACGTATCACATTTGCATATATCCTTTACTAAGGCAGGCGACCTTAACGGAAAGGCATTTGGAATATGAGCAAACCTAAAGCAAAAAAACAAACAATAGAATTACCTGATGTAATGGCTAGTGAACTTGTAAGAATTGTAAATACAGCTCACGAAGACGGAAAACTATTTACAGGCTTTGTTGTAATTGCAGAATTGTTTGACGGCAAAAAGAAAACTGTAAAGATTGTTGCTAACCAAGATATGCCACAACAT